GTGGATGGTTTTCTCTCGGTATTCAGACAGTTGGACCTGGTGTTGACACCTACTGGTTTTGGCATCGTATCAAACGACACCATATCGCCTGCATCTAAGCAGAGGGTGGATGCGCTCGAGGGACAGCTGCGCACAGCTCTATGCAGGGCAAGAGCTATGACCGTGGATTTGCTTCGCTCCGCAGAATGGGGCAAGACGATGCAGGCAAAGAACTATATCCGCTATATATATACAGAGAATTATTTCTTCTTTTCGCCCATGGCAACCAAGGCACGGTCGTATCAAGACTGGCAGGCTATGCAGCGAGCTATCATCGATGCCGACGAGACTCTACGCTTGAGAATATCGGACGAGCAGATGGATGATATCCTCGACGCATGGCGATGCGATGACCATGACAGGCTGACACCGTATGCAGGAATACTGCAGCTGATATGCGACTTTACCGACCAATGGAACGCAAGCGGAAAAGCAGCCGTCTCTACCCCACTCTATCGACGCATAGAGCGCGAGGTGGAGCAGAACCCGGAGATATATTCTATATATCCAGAAACAGCAGCCTATGATGCTGCGCATATCGAGCACTTCAAAAACAATAAAGATTCATCAGCATTTGTGTTTAATGGTTAAGAAGATTAATATAGAATTAAAGGCTCCTCAGTCGTGGCGCGAACTGACTCAAGAGCAGTTGCGCTATGTATTCTACCTCATGGCAACCTTTGCAGATATGACGGTAGTTAAGACTTATATGTTTGTGCGCTTTACAGGCATCAGCGTGATAGAGAAGAATCGCTATGGCTGGAAGTGCGCTTATAAGCCTGAGGGCGAGAAGCTGAAGGTGTTCTATATAGAGGCGTGGCAAATTCATTCATTTCTTAAGCAGTTGAGCTGGGTGGACTCGACGGAGGACATGGGCAATAGGTTGGATGTTGTCCAGGGACTCCAGGCGGTCCATCCGCTTCTGCAGGAAGATACCGAGCATAAACGCATCATCAGCTTTGGAGAGTACCTGTGTATGGAACAGCAATATCAGCTATTCCACGAGACGAAGAAACAGGAGCATATAGATAAGCTCGCCTCATTCCTATACCGTAAGCCAGACTTCTCTCGCCCAGACGAGCTGAGCCTGACAATAGAAGAAAGCCTGGCAACGATAGCATGGTTTGCCAATATCAAGTTAGTTATGTCGAGAGCTTTCCCGAACTTCTTCCGCAAGGCTACAGCCGACGACGTGACAGAACTGTCGGTACTGCAGTCGATAAACCTGCAGCTTAGAGCTCTGACAGATGGCGACGTGACGAAGGAAGCCGAGGTGAAACGTGTAGACTGCTGGCGAGCGCTGACAGAACTCGACGCTAAGGCAAAGGAAGCAGCAGACTTCAGACGCAAGTATCCAGACTTGAACAAATAACATATAATTCAGATTACCATGGCAAAAGACCTTTTTCCAGCTCTCGACTATTTTACACAGCTTGCCAAGTCGAGCCGACTGGCACAAGATAATAAGTTTTATCCTTGCCTCTGCTCTGGTCCTGACTCTATACAGGGAGTGATGGAAAACTTCAGGAAGCAGCAGAACTTCATCATGGTGGATGACACCACCTCGCAACAGACCTTCTCGAATGGCGTAGGCTACTTCCGCAGAGATGTATATACGATATTCATCTTGGCTCACTATCGCATAGACGATATGATAGACAGAGAAGAGAAATTGAACCTGTGCAGACAGATATTCAGGCAGTTTCACTCTCGCCTGCTTCACGATCGAGACGAACTTGGCGACGACCGACTGACATTCCTGCAGCTGAATAATGTCTACTCATCCGAGTTGCCTCGGTATTCATATAACGGAGTGACAGGACTGTACTTCATGATACAGAACGAGGAACCAATAGATATATGCTATGACGAATCGGAATGGACTTAAACCCAATATGACTGATGCCGAACACCAGAAATGGCTGGACGGATGGCAACAGTTTATGGTGGATATATGGCGTGAGCGAATGATGCAATTCACTCCACCTGTAAACGATACAGGAGCGTTGGCACGCTCGATACAGGGCGTGGTACATCCTGGTCCTGTTACCACCATCGAGCACCATTTCCTTGAGTATGGTATATAT